CGAAATAGACGTTCTCGATATTCGTACAGCCAGAAATATCAACAGGCATGGTCAGATTCGGGCAGTTACGAACGTCGATGGAACGCAGAAGAGCATTATTACCAAGATACAGCTCGGTCAGGTTACCGTTGGTGTACTCGGAATCGGAGTCGCCAATCTTCAGGTCCTGCAGCTTAACGGCGTTACTGAAGTTCGCATAGCCAACCTTCAGACCGCTCAGATCGCCCACGGAAGCCAGCTGAGAAGAGCTGTAAATATAGATTTCGGAGTCATTGACCTCATCAAGAGGACACGCGATGAGATAGCTCTGATTACGCGCAGCACGGGTCTGAACCAGGTAAGAACCGTACTTGATAGCCGCGTAAATATCCGCATAAGGCGTAACAGTGATATCAGCTTTCGCATAGCCACGAAGCGTGATAACATCCGTCTGAGCATCTCCAGCGTTGTATTTGGAATCCAAGTAGCGGAAACGGTTGTAAAGCCACCATTTACGCTGTTCAGCTTTGGAACCCTGGAGCATCGAGAGATAGGAGGCGTCACCCTTCTCAATAAGAGGCTGAAGGTATTTGAACCAGGCATCCTCGTTGAAAATGGCTTCAGGCCACTTAGACTGATGATCCTCAAACATCTTCTCGACGACGGGATAGGAAAGCTTACCATCAGAACGAAGCCTCTGGTACATAGCCTTCAGTTCAGGACCAAAGGCATCCCGGAGGTTAGACCACATGACAGACTCCTGGCCATTGTAGATATTGGCCCCGGAAGTCGTATGATCGGTGTCCTCGAGGTTATAGGAGAACACCAAAGCGCCTTCGTTATTGCTAACTGTTACTTTTATGACCCATCCTGCAAGAATAGGCGGGAACGGTTCTTCTCAAAGGTGTCTTAGACGCTGTTACACCTGACCGTTCCTCTCACGCTTCTTTATCGTAGTATTATTACGTGAGAGCAGACTGTTGCACCACTATCTTCCCAGTTACAAGAGATAGCGCCTTTTCACTCAGTCGTTGTTGGCGGTAAATATCATTTACCTTCCAAGGCGTCGTCCGTACTACCGGAGGTTCGCCGTATATCAGAAAAGGTTTTTTATACTTGGCACCAAATATTCAATGCCAAGTGCCGTATCGAAGTCGTACGGCAACCAGACTATTTTCTTTTTCACTTAAAGAGTCCTCCTTAAACACCTGCTTTTGATCCAATAAAGGAAGGGAAGCAGTTCTTCGCCCTGTTGTCAACCATGAGGAACAACTCTGTGAAGAGGTAGTAGAAGAGTGCGGACTGCAACTCAACATAGTTACTGATTTCGTTTCGGAACTTGGCAAGTCGATAAGCCACAGTATCATTGGAATATGCCACACGAATCGGATTACCGTTGGTGTCGTAATTCCCGGTCTCGTAATAAACAAGGCTGGGCAAACTATTACCAGTTGCAGCGGTCCTGTCCGTAGACTTAATCCATTCCGCGAATTCTTTCAACTGAGCGAAGTTCACATACTTAGGATCAGTGTCGGGATAACGGGCCTTAAAGTCGTTTTGCCAATCATCATCGCTATAGTCATCAGACTTCCACAGAATACGGTTGGATGTGTTGTTCAAAGCCTCCCAGGACTCATCGCCATTGGTGAACCCAAAGAACTCAGGAGCACCCTTGTCCGCATTGAAGTTGTACTTGCCGATGAATATGAGTCCCTCAGAACCGTTCTGGAAAACAACGATCGGGAATCCGTCGATGCCCTGCCTGACTCGATCATCGGCCACCTGAGCCGGGGTCTTGTAGGGGCAAGCCGCATCATACAGACGAGCCAGCTCAACATTGTTCGCTCCTTCAGAAGACGCAACGTCAGCCTTAAGACAGAACAGATCGATTGGAATATCTCCATCAACAAAGGCGTACTTGGAGACCGTGGAGCCATCCTCAAGCGTGACACCATTACTGAAATGAATAAGGTAATTCTTTCGAGCGTAATACTGCGAGGAAGTTCCCTGAACATCAATATCTGCTCCGACGAAAGTGAAATTCTTGCTCTCATCATCAGGGTTGACGTAATAACCGCTAACGACCTTCACGTCTCCCTTCTGCTCAGGAAGTTCATTTGCCGAAAGCACAAGATAGGGAAGATCGCTCGGCAGCTTATTCACAACGATCCTGCCGAAAGCATCGTAGACATCGTTGTGCTTGTATCTTGCCAGCTTATCGTCAATATCGACCGTATCGGCAATCCAGTTGTTGACGATCTGCCGACGATTTAGATTGTTATCGTACACACGAATATGATAAATGTCAATGGCGGATCCATTTGCTCCGATGGAAATATCAACGGGAGTGGACTGAGAGAAGTCATCGTTCTCGGAATACTGCACAGAACCGGACATGATGCCATTCACATAGCACAGGATAAGCCGGCCGTCAGTGCTCTTCTCAACGACAAAGGAGATGCGAATATGCTCGCCATCCTTGAATCGAGTCGAGTAAGAGCTTTGCTCACTCGCTAGCATAGCGGTCTGAGGCGTGATCTTGAAACCATGACCATTACTCATGCAGCTGATAAGAGCGACTTCGTAATCCACGACCTGATGAGTAGTGAACTCAATCTCGATCGTCTTGCCCGTAGTACGGCAGTCCGTAGCGAAGACCTTGAACGGAATAGTCACTCGGCTGTCTTCCATTACGCGAAGCACGTCGTAACCCCTGGAGTCCTTCTGCCATCCGTCCGAGAACCAATTGAAGCCGGAGAACTCGCAGGAGATGTTTTCATACTGCCATTTTGAACGATCCGCAGCTGCCTCGCTGTTGGACCGACCTTCACTTGAGAGATGGAGCTCCAGACCGCTGGTCTCAGCGTGCACCTGCACCTCGCTCTGAGTGACGTTGATCGTATACGCCAGGACGCTATTCCCGGAAGCAAAAGTGATCGTCAGTGACCCAGCTTCATTCGGCCGATAGGTGAACGTCTGCTTGGAGCGGTCAACATTCGCGGTCGTATAGGCCTGGCTATTGACAGCAATGGCTACGTCGGACCGCATAGAGCCTGGTGTATAGACACTGTAGTCGATCGTAATGGGTTCATACTGCACTGACGTCTCTTTCGCAAACGTAGATGCAATGATTGTCGTAGAACTCTCACCGTCGTCACAGATCAGTTCGTAGTAGAGTTCGTTACTCTCTACCGTATCGCTGCCAATCGTCACCTCGAACCAGACGCGGAAAGAATGCGCTCCATGGGTCTGAGCAGGAATAGTGAAACTCTGCTGTGCACCGCTGGCATCAGTAGTGACAGGTCCAAGCTCTTCTCCATCCAGCACGAGATGAATGGTCTTGTTTCCTTCGCCATAGGGAGTGTAAGTGTATGCAATAGGACCGGTGTAAGCTGCATCACCATTGAATGCGCTTACAAGAGACAGCTCGGCGACGTTGACAGTGAGTTTGACCACCTGTCTGTTGCCGTAGTTGTCGGTGACGCTCACCATAATGTCGTTCTGGCCGATTCCCATGTAATCCGTTACATCGACGGTGAAATCTCCCTGGGGGATACGCACGACCTTGCGAACGGTACCGGACGCCACAACGGACATCGTACCATCGCCGGTCGGAACGTTATTATCGACGGAAGACCAAGAAAAGCTGAGGACACAATCAGCGCCCTCAGCTATCGTCTTAGTCGACCAGCCGGTAGTGTTGGTTACGGTCAGGACAGCGCTGTTGCTGGAATGCATTCCCGCTCCCTGGCCTTTCAGATTATAGTCTCCCATTATCTGAGCACCTCCAACCGAAGCGGCACGGCGATGTCAGGGATCTCAACAGAGTAGACTACGATAGCTCCATTCTCAGAGCTGATCCGCGTGAACTTGGTGAAAGCAGCACGCAACATCGCATCTGTCGACTCTGTACCTGTCTGAACGACGCTCGCATCTCCGCCATCGTCAGTAGCCAGACTTCCTTCAAGAGGAACTCGGACAAAGTACAGACCAGGCTGGTAAAGCTCCCAACCAGTAGTCGGTACCGTTACAGTGAACTTATAGCGGCTGGGCTTGCTGTCATCCACACCGAACTTCTCCCAGCGGCCGTTGACATACACCCATTCATCGAACAGGTTGCTGCTATCGTCACGGCTTGGGACAAGATAGTATTCGTTCTCTACCGGGTCCGAAATTGTCGGCATACCAGTGGTCGGATCATACTGTCCTGCTGTAAGAGTGTGAATCGGCAGCCCGCCCAACGCTTCTTCGATGACCTTGTGAATCAAGGCCTCAATGCGACTTTGAGCAGGAGGCAATTCTCCGCCATAATCGCCAGTGAGTGAACCGAGCAATTTCTCGACCCGGTCTTCGTGGGTTGACATACGCAAAAACCTCCGCTTCAAACTGCCATTTTGATTTTAAGCAATCTCGCTTCCCATGAAAGAGGGGAAAGCGTTCTTTGCTCTGCTGTCCACCATGAGGAACAGCTCAGTGAAGAGGTAATAGAACTCAGCAGATTCGAGTTCAACGTAGTTACTGATTTCGTTTCGGAACTTGAGCAGACGATAATCAGCCGTATCATGAGTAAACGTCACCATGATCGGATCACCGTTCTCGTCATACCGGCCGCTGTCGTATGTGACTTCGGATTCCAACGCATCGCCGGTAGCCGTGGTCCTATCCGTAGTAATAATCCAGTCAGCGAAGTCCTTCAGCTGAGCAGGATTCATGAACGGAGGATCGGTGTCCGGGAAGCGGGCCTCGAAGTCGTTGGTCCAGTCAAGCACGGGCTGGCCATCCTCGTCGACGCCCATGGAAGTGAAGTCGTTGGACTTGAACAGAACGCGGTTGGAAGTGTTGTTCTTGATCTCCCAGGACTCGTCATCCTCAACGAAACCAAAGAACTCTTCAGCACTCTTATCCGCGTTGAAGTTGTACTTGCCCATGAACTGGATGTTCTCACCATCGTCCCAGAACACGACCATCGGGAAGCCATCGATGCCCTGACGAACCTTCGAATTGGCGATCTGACCGGGAGTCTTGTAGGGACATACATTGCTGTAGAGCCTGGCGAGCAGGACGTTGTTGGCGCCTTCAGAAGAAGCAACGTCGGCCTTGAAGCAGAACGTGCTGATCGGAACGTCGCCGTCAATGAAGTTGTATTTGGATGCGGAAGTACCGTTCTCGAGAATCACGCCGTTCTTGAACTTGATCTTGTAGTTCTTCCTGGCGTAATACTGCGAAGAAGTACCCTGAACGTCAATCTGAGCACCAGTAAACGTGAAGTTACGAGCCCTGGCGGAAGGATTGACGAAATATCCACTGATGGTCTTCTTGTCGCCCTTGTACTGAGGCAACTCCTCAGCAGTAAGAACAATGTACGGAAGATCCGTCGGCAGATACTGGATAACGACATTACCATACTCATCGTAGACGTGGTTATGATTGTACCTGTACAGCATGTCGTCGATGGTCTGAGTATCGGCGATCCAGTTGTCGAGAATCTGAGTCCTCGTAAGGTCGTTGTCATACACGCGAATGCAGTAGATGTCGGTAACGGCGTCATCGGAACCAATAGTGATTCCAACGGCGTCAGGCTGAGAGAAGTCATCATCAACAGGATAGCGTACCACACCAGACATATTGCCGTTGATGTAGCAGTAGATCAGCCTGTTCTCGCTGCTCTTCTCAACAACGAAGGAAATCCGGACATGCTCGTCTTCCTTGTACTGAGTCGTGATGAGGGACTGCTCGGAAGCGAGTGAAACCATCTGAGGAGTAACCCGCAGACCACGTCCACCGGCATAGCAGGAAATGATCGAAGTGTCGTAGTTCATTACGACACTCGTAGAGAACTCCAATTCAATGGTCTTGCCGGTACCGCGGAAGTCATTCTCAAATATCTTATAAGGAATAACAACTCGATCATCGCCGGCAACACGCAGAACAGTCGTGTTATCAGCATCCTTGACCCAGCCGTCAGAAGTCCAGTTGAATCCGGTAAGCTGAGCGGAAATATCATTATAAGACCAGACAAGACGGTCAGTAGCAGATTCGTTATTCGAACGTCCGGCGCTGGTGAGATAGAGTTTGAGAGCCTCGGTTTCAGCCTCAACGTCAATCTCGCTCTCAGTGACCTCAATCTCGAAGTGCTTGGACACGCTGCCACTGACAATATCAATGGTAACTGTGCCAACATTGTCGGGTCGATAGTCAAACATCTGATTCGTACGGTCGACGGTAACGGTGCTGATAGGAATATCATTCACAGAGATCGTTACCTCAGATGTAAGACTGGCAGGATTGTAGACCATGTAGTCGACATGCAGAGGCGTGTACTGAGCCACACTCGTAATCGTGAAGCTGGAGCTGATGACAGGATCGTCAGAGAGCGGATCGATGCAGATGATCTCGTAATAGAGCTCATTGCTTCGTACGGTCTCGCCGTTGATCTCAGCTTCGAAGTAGACCCTAAACGTATGCGACCCATGTG